TGAAGAAGCTTGACAATGCTGAGGCTCAACGTGAGAAGGAAAAAACGACTCTATACACACGCAACACGATTGTAGAATCATTACAAGAGTTTATTCCTCAATTAGTAAACATGACAATCAATAGCTTCAACGTGTTGAATCGTAGACCTATCGAAGAGATTACGGTGAACGTTCCTTTTGGGGAATATGCGAACCCTTCATTCGAGTCTCAAGTTGAGACCGTGGCGAAAGCAAAAACAAGCGGCATCATGTCCATCGAAGCATCTGTGGATGAGCTCTATGGCGATTCTAAGGACGAGCAATGGAAGTCCGAAGAAGTTATTCGCTTGAAGTCTGAGCAAGGCATCAGCGAGGTCGATGAGCCTTATGTCAACACGGACTTGGATGGATTCAGCGTTGAAAGAGGTGATGAACTTGCTAGTGAGAATCATGAACAAGAACTACCAAATGAGAACGGATCAAGCGAAAGCACTTCTCAACATGAGTAAAGAATATTGTCCATTCGGAATATATGCGGTCGAGAAAGACGGTCAGATTGAGATGATGAATTTGAAAGCAACATCGAGAACTCAACTCAAGAAATTGATTCGAGAATATCGATTGAAAGGATTCAAGGTGTATTCGAATGGGTTATGATGTTAGTCGAGCATTTGAAAGAATCGAGAACGAATTGCTCGAGTCCATGACGAGGAATCTCAAGAAACACAAGGCGGAAGAAACTGAGCTTGGTATCGAATGGACTCAATGGCAGGCAATTCAACTCGAAGAACTTCATCGATTCAAACAAGAGGCAGCTAAGAAATACGGTCTTGAATTCAAATCGATGAATAAGAAGATTAGAGAGACCATCGCAAATGCATCATTGCAAGGTGCAAGCGATGAGGAGCTCAACATTTTGAAAGCACTAGAGAAAGGCTACGTTCTAAAGCGTGAACGTGGTCTAAGTGCTGGATTCTTCCAAACGAATCAGAAGCGATTGGATGCGTTGATGAATGCGGTCGAGCATGACATGAAGACAGCCCAAACCGCTGTGCTAAGATATGCGAACGACCAATATCGCAAAATCATCTTCCAATCACAAGTCGCAGCAAGTTCGGGAGCCATCACCTATGAGAAAGCTGTGGACATGGCAGCAAGCGACTTTTTGAAGAATGGAATCAATTGCATCACGTACTCGAACGGGGCTGTCCACAACATTGTGTCGTATGCTGACATGGCTGTGAGAACAGCAAGCAAACGAGCCTATTTGATGGGCGAGGGTCAGAAGCGACAAGAATGGGGCATCTCGACCGTGATATTGAACAAGCGATTCAACGCCTGTCCTCTTTGTATGCCATTTGAAGGAAAAGTCCTCATCGATGATGTTTGGAGTGGTGGAAGTTCTAAAGACGGACCGTATCCACTCATGAGTTCAGCGATGGCGGCTGGCTTGTATCATCCTAATTGCAAGGATAAGCATTCGACATACTTCGAAGGCATCAGTTCGAAGCCCGAATCGAGGTACTATGAAGAGAAACCCGTCATCAAGGAACGACAGCTTATTGAGAACAAGCTCAATCACGCTAAACGACAAGCAAAGAGCTACAATCGACTAGCGAAGAACAGTCTTGATGCTGAGAACCAAGAGGTGTATCGTGCTCGTGCTACTGAGTGGAACAACAATGTGAAACAGTATCGAGAGCAATTGGATTCATTCGAAGAAAAGAATGGACTCGATTTGAAAGATAAAATTTTCGAGTTGGAAGAAAAAGCTATTGAACCTAAAGCAAAACCCGAGTATAATTATGTTAACGTTGAAGGGGATGTTTTGGAACGAATCAAGGCATCTTCTGATAAGTGGTTCAATAACTTAACAGGACCGCAAAGAGAATCGATTGAAGATATAACAGGAAGTAAATATCATCGTCAACTTAATAGAATGTTATACGATAGCGAATATGTTCCAAAAAACAAAGAAGTGCTTGAAAATATGGCAAATGTTTTGGATAGTTCGTTGAGTAAATTTGAGTTAGAAGATGACATCATTGCTTATCGTGGAATGTCGTTAGAGGAATTAGGCAATTTGACTTCTGGGAATGAATTCAAAGAGTTCAAACATTTGTCTATTGTCGAGAGAGTTGCGAATAATTTCGTTGAAAATTACAACGATGAAGGAATTGTTGTTAAATTCCATTTACCAAAAGGAACAAATGGAGCTTTTATTGGTGATTATAGTCGATTCCATCATGAACAAGAATTTATTCTTAATCGAAACACAAAATATAAACGAGTTGTAAAATCTAAAAATCAAGTGGAGGTGTATATTCTTGTCGAGTAATGAATTTATTAAAAGAGAACGTGAAGTGGCTATGGGATATAAGGAATATTTCGCCAAACGCCCCGAATTCAAAAAAGAGATGAAAAATCTTTGGGATTCTCTAAAAAATGATGAAATAACGCCCGAAGAATATAGTATAAGAGCTCTTGAAATCGGAAAGAAATATAGATAAGCATCTAACAAGAAGTTAGGTGCTTTTTTTGTACCCAAAAATTAAATAAATAAATCCATTGAGAGTCACCCATCCGGAGGGTGGCTCTTTTTGGTATGTCCGAAGACTTGAAACTACGAGGAGACACCTGAGCACAAAACTGAATAAGGGAGACACCCTAAAAACTGAGAAGGAGGGACATGAAAATGTTCAAACGCAAACTATTTTTCTTTGATGAATCGGCAAACGCTGGGGCATCAACAACACAGGATCCGCAAGCAAGCTCAAACAATCCCGCTCAGAGTACTCCAGAGATTGATTATGACAAGATTGCGAGCATCGTGGAAGGCAAGCAAAAGGTCGCTGAGGATACGGTCTTGAAGAACTATTTCAAGAACCAAGGCTTGACAGGGGAAGAGATGGCTCAAGCAATCTCAAGCTTTAAAAGTCAAAAAGCCTCCGCCCAACCTGATGTGGCAAACCTTCAAGAGGAGCTTCGAGTGGCACAAGCTCAAGCACTTCAAACCAAAATCGAGAGCAACTTGCAACTTGCGGCAATCAAGCAAGGTGTGGGCTCGAACGTGTTGCCATACGTTTTGAAATTGGCAGACTCAACCAATCTCACGTTGGATTCTAAGAATGAAGACTACGAGGCTGTAATCGCAAAAGTCTTGGAAGACGTTCCAGCTTTTAAACCAGAAGCAACAGCATCGACAGGATTCACACAAGTCGGATCCACGGGAGATGTTAAACAATCAACAACAAATGACGAACTCTTAAAGATTTTTGGAGTTTAAAAAAAGAAAAGAGGTAAAAAATTATGGTATTAAAATACGCAGAAACATTCGCTCCAGCATTAGAGCAAAAATACGCTAAGGAATTAGCATCTTTTGAATTATTCCAATCAAATAAACAAGTTAAATTTATTGATGCACAAACAATCAAATTACCAAGCATCACATTGTCAGGATACAAAGACCACACTCGTGGCTCATTAGGATTCAACCAAGGCACAATCACAAACGAATGGGAACCTAAGAAATTATCTCATGACCGTTCAATCGAATTCGTAATCGACCCAATGGATGTTGACGAAACAAACAAAACTGTTTCTATCGGTAACGTACAAAACACATTAGAAGAAGAACAAACAATTCCAGAGAAGGACAGCTATGTGTTCTCTAAATTGTATGATGAAGCTACTACTTACGCAGCAAATGGAGCAACAATCTCAACTGAAGCTTTAACAGCTGAAAACATTTTGGAACAATTTGATTCAGCTATGGAAAAAATGGATGAAGCTGGTGTTCCCGGTGCTGGTCGTTTATTATACGTTACTCCAAAAGTGAACAAATTATTGAAAGAAGCCAAAGACATCCAACGAGTTATGGGAGTTACTGGCGAGGGTTCAGTTAAACGCTCTATTTACGACTTAGATGATGTGAAGATTAAAGTGGTGCAATCAGCTCGCTTGAAATCAAAATACAACTTCACTGAAGGCTGTGTTGCTGCTGCCGATGCTAAACAAATCAACTTCATCTTAGTACATCCAACAGCTGTCATTGCTCGTGACAAATACTCTTACATCAACGCATTCGAACCGGGTGAAGATTCAAGAACAGCTGACAACTATTTACTACAATCACGCTTCTACATGGATGCATTCCTTGTCAAGAACCGTGCGAATGGTATCTACATCAACGCTCAAGCGTAATCAAAAAAGGAGGTATTTGAATGTATACAGCAGAAAAAGGTAACAAAGTTTATACAATCACCGAATTAGAAAAAGAATACTACAAATCAAGAGGATTCGACATCTATGATGAAAATCATACTAAAATCGATTCGGGTGCTCATAAAGTAGATTCATCGACTTACAACGAAGCTCTCGACAAAATTGTTGAACTAGAAGCAAAAGTGTTGGAATTAAGTAAAAAAGGAAACCGCAAAGGAAACAACAAAGGGAACGAAACCGCCGAAGAAACAGAAGAAGCGGGTGAGTAGTCATGATATATGCTGATGAAACGTTCTACAAGAACGAATATCTTGGAACTCACACTCCAGAAAATCTCAATCGCATCTTGAAGACAGCAAGTCAGCATATTGACACACTAACATTCAACCGAATTGTGGGGATGGGGTTTGAAAATCTCACTCCATTCCAACAATCGGTCGTTCGTGAGGTGTGTTGCCAAATGGCTGACTTCATGATTGAAAACAAAGACTTAATCGAGACCGCTCTTTCATCGTATTCCATCAATGGAGTGTCGATGAACTTTGGAGATTCTTGGAATGTAGTGACAATGAATGGAATCGCAATGAAGCGAAGCACTTATGAACTATTGAATCAAAGTGGACTAACAAGGAAGGTGATTTGATGCATTTTCCAAGTTTAGTTCTACCACAATTTTGCAAGACTTCAATCCATGTGATTGTACAAAGTGAAGAAGTGTCGAAGGATGGCGAGCCCATCAAGGCATTTGAAGCCGATTTGTTTTGCAACTACCAAGACAAGGTCGTGACCGTGCTCACGGATCAACAGAAGATTGTGAAGATTACGGGGTCGGCGTTGTTTAATGGCGATATTGCCCCCAATTTAGCGACTTTAAGCGGTGGGAGTGTAAATATCCATGGAGAAGAGCGAAAGATTGCAGACACACGAAAATCACGAAATCCGGACGGTTCTGTGAATTACACGTATCTCGGATTGGAGTGATGGACGATGATTCATGCAAACAGTCGAGTGAAGTTCGACTTCGGAGTCATTGGAAGGCTCAAGAAGGCTCAAATTCAAGCGTTGGAACAAACTGGCGAGTATTTACACACCGAGATAGTCAACGCCCAAGTGGTCCCGTTTAGAGACGGTACATTGCAAGGTGAGGCGTTCTCGGTCGATTACTCGGGTTCGAGTGGCGGTCGAGTATCTTTGACACACTCAACACCCTACGCAAGAAGATTGTACTTTCATCCCGAATACAACTTCAATACAAGCACGAATCCACACGCTCGAGGCAAGTGGATGGATGATTGGGTTGAAGGTTCGAAACAAGAGGACATCAAGAAGGCTTATGCTGCTTTATACAAAAAAATATCGGGGGTGTGAAGATGATAACATTGGCAGAAGTGCGAGATTGGTTGGAATCCTATCACGCAGCTCAAAACTACTACATCGGGAAACTCGATAATAAGAAAATGTATAGCATTGGAGTCTATCAACGCAAGACGAATGTCGAACCACGAATCGCAATTGGTGGGAGGAATTTGGCAAGTTATGATGTGAAATCGGTCAGCATCTTGATTCATCACAATCAGAATGCGAACGAAACAGAAAAGCGAGCGAACTACCTCTTCAACCAAATCTTAAAGGCTGAGAACGTGGTGATTGGTGATACTCCAATCCAAATGATTCGACTCTTATCGAACGAGCCCATTGATGTGGGAACTGATGACAATAACGTGTACGAACGTGTCATCGAATTAGATATCTATTACAGATTAGAACAAGAAAGTGAGGAATAAAAATGGCAGAAAAAAGAACAGGGGTATTCCCCGTCTATGAAAACCAATTCCAAGTGAACACAGGAACTAAAGAAGCTCCAACTTGGACAGAAATCAAGGAGCTTGAAAGCTTCTCAGTATCATTCGACAACGGTGTCGAAGAATGGTCTCCATTCGAACATAAAGGATGGAAACGCCGCTTGATGACAGCTAAATCAGTCACAATCTCAGTATCGGGCAAACGACACATCGGTGATACTGGTAACGATGCAATCGCTGCTATCGCATTGAAGAATGGTCGTGATGCTGAAAAAGACTTCCAATGGACATTCCCAGACGGACCCAAATTAGTCTTCAAAGAAGCGGTCATCAACATCAAAGACTTCATGTCTGGTGATAGCACAGCAGCCGCACCACTATCATTTGATATCATGTCTAATGGTAAACCTGAATATACAGCGGCAGGCTAAGAATCACGAAAACAAGTGGAGGGGTGAACATCGCCCCTCTTTTTTATTTTGAAAGGAGGAAAACTAATGCATAAAGCACTAATCAACTTCATCGATGCGGAAACTCGCAAGGAATACAAAGTCGGTGATGAATTCGATACGACAGGAATGACGGATGAACGGATCCACGAATTGACGACCGAACACAATCGAATTGGTGTTCCACTTATCGGTGAAGTAGAAGATACAAAAACGACAGAAGTATTCACAACAATGAAAAGCGAGGTATTTGAATAATGGGTAAGATTATCGACATCACAGAACAATTAAATTTTGAATCAAAACCAAAAATCAAAATCAAGAACGTAACCATCGAAGTAGATGATTCAGCTCCAACAGCACTCAAGCTCATGGAAGTGATGAGTGGCGTTGATGGGGATCCGACTGTTGCCCAAATGAAGAACTTATACGAAATCATCTTCAACGAACAAGACCGTGTGAAGATTGAAAAATTAAGTTTAAATCTAAAAAGCTGGATGGCTCTCATTCGTGAGGCAATCAATTTGATTGTAGGAGACCAAGAAGCGGGGGAATAGGTGAGCCATATTACGACATTTTTGAGGATTGGGACTTGATGGTCTCATCTTTTAGAACGCAATATGGCATCTCGTTCTATTCTTATGATTTTAAAGAAATGAAATGGAAAGAATTCAGAGCTCTAGTCTCTGGACTTTCATCGGAAACTCCTCTTGGACGAATTATCCAAATTCGAAGCGAGGACGACCCAAAAATGCTCGAATCGTTCTCACCGGGACAACATCGAATCCGTGATGAGTGGCGAAATAAACGAGCGAAACAACGAACACAAGAAGAGCTTGATGCGGTTCTCAAGGAACTTCAACAAGCATTTTCTGAATGGTAAGTAAGAAGGAGGTGGACAAATGGCAACTAAAATCGGCGATGTTGAATTGGGATTGGTGGTGAATCAACAAGGATTCACGAATCAATTGAATGGAATCCAACAAAAAGTCATGGGCTTTGCGAAGGTGCTCGCTGGTGCGTTTGCGGTCAAGAAACTCATTGATTTTGGCTCTGAGGCAATCAAGCTCGGGTCTGACTTGAACGAGGTTCAAAACGTGGTCGATGTGGCATTCCCGAAGATGTCGAAGCAAGTTGACGAATTCGCAAAATCGGCAATGTACGCATCGGGATTGTCTGAGACGATGGCTAAACGCTACACAGGGACATTCGGAGCGATGTCCAAGGCTTTTGGATTCAGCGAACAACAAGCCTATGAGATGTCCACAGCGTTGACGAGCTTGGCGGGGGATGTAGCATCATTCTACAACATAAGCCAAGACGAGGCGTACACGAAATTGAAATCTGTATTCACAGGTGAGACGGAAACGTTGAAGGATTTAGGGGTCGTAATGACACAAACAGCCCTCGATGCGTATGCGATGGCGAATGGATTTGGGAAGACCACCGCTGAGATGTCTGAGGCGGAGAAAGTGGCTCTAAGATTCGCATTCGTTCAAAGTCAACTAGCTCTTGCAAGTGGTGACTTCGCAAGGACGAGCGATTCATGGGCGAACCAAGTGCGGATCATGAAATTGCAATTCCAATCGTTCATGGCATCCGTTGGGCAAGGACTCATCAATCTGTTCACGCCTGTGATTCAAGTTCTTAACTTCCTACTAAGTAAACTCTTAACTGTCGGGAACGCATTTAGGGCTCTTACTGAGCTCTTGACGGGTAAGAAGTCACAAGCTGGAGGAGGAATACAAGAGACCGCCGATGCTGTCGGGAACCTTGCGGACAATATGCAAGGGGCAGGTGGTGGAGCTGGCGACATGGCTGATGCTGTGGATGATGCTGGTGGAGCTGCTGACAAGGCTGGCGGTGCTGCTAAGAAGGCAGCGAAAGAAATGAAGTCTTTAATGGGCTTCGATAAAATCAACAAACTATCCGAACCGAATGACGACTCTGGCGGAGGCGGAGGCGGCGGTGGAGGAGGTAAAGGCAAAGGAAAAGGCGGCGGAGGTGGCGGAGGCGGCCAACCAAAAGGTGCTCAAGTTGACATGGGCAAGATTGCCGAAGGGGATAACCAATTGAAGAAATTCTTCGAAGACCTCTTTGGACGAATTGGTGAACTCTTAGCCAAATTCAAAGCTGGATTCGATGCCGCATTCCACTCTGAAGGTTTGGAACGAATGAAAGTGGCTCTTGAGCGAATCGGAGCTACCCTCCAAGAAATCTTCACGGATCCACAAGTCGTCCAATCGTTCAATGATATGTTGGACAAGTGGGCTTATGCTTTGGGTCAATTTACTGGTGCGATTGCTTCTGTTGGGGTGGGGATCGGTGTATTCCTTACTGAATCCATCGCAAACGCATTAGACAATCACAAAGAGCAAATCAAAAAAGCTCTTGTCAATACAATGGATGCGACAGGGGACATGATGAAAGCTGCTGGGAACATTGCTCAAGCTATCGGCGATTCCATTTACAAGGTATTGACGAGCGAAGGGGCTGTGAAGATAGGTGAAGCCATCGCAGGGGCATTCATTAGTCTATACGTTGATATCAAAGAAATCGGAGCGAAACTTGGTCGTGACTTGATGAAGGCTTTCGAGACGATTATCACGAAAAACGCTCCGAAACTCACAGAAGCATTCAATACAATGTTGAAGAATATCGCTCCAATCTTCAAGACGGTCGAAAAAGCCGTTGAAGATGTTGGCTCGATGTTTAAACGTGTGTACGATAATAGTATCGGACCATTGATTCTTCAATGGGGTGATATGATATCGGGATTGGTTGGAACGATTATTGATGGATTCAACAATCATGTGAATCCAATACTTGAGAAAGTTGGAAAAGCATTTGAAGGTGTATACAAGCAATTTGTGAAGCCTATGATTGATTCATTAGGCAATGCCATCTCGAGCATGGTGGAAGCTATAAGCAGGATTTGGACAGCACTTGAACCACTATACAACTTACTTGCTAGTGCATTAGGTCCGATTCTTGGAGTCATTGCTGGCTTGCTAGGTGGACTCTTGCTTGCTGCAATCGCTGGAGTCTCACTCGCATTGAAAGGCTTATTCGACTTCTTAAGTTGGATTTTCGATATTCTTGGAAATGGTGTGACCGCAATTGCTGAATTTGCTGATAAGGCAATGACAGCAATCCCAGAAGGCTTCCAAGCTGCTTGGGATGGAATTGTGGCGATATTCGGTGGAATCGGTCAATGGTTTGCGGATCGTTGGAATGACATCGTGACAGCATTCAGCGATGTAGCGACATGGTTTTCAACGATGTTCACAAACGCATGGAACAACATCGTGAATGTGTTCAAGGCTATTGGGCAATGGTTCAAGGATAGATGGAACGATGTGGTGAACGCACTTTCGAATGTGGCGACATGGTTCGGGACAATGTTCAAGAACGCATGGAATGGAATCGTGAACGTGTTTAGTATAGCAGGTTCATGGTTTAGCGGCATTTGGGGAGGAATCAAGGCGGTGTTCTCTGGTGTGGTTGAATTCTTCCGAGGCATCTTCCAAGGAGCTTGGAACACCATTACAAGCATCTTCTCAACGATTCCAAATTGGTTCAGCAACATCTTTTCTAAAGCATGGGCAGGCGTTCGAGATGTATTCTCAACTGGTGGACGAATCTTCATGGGAATTACTGAAGGTATTCTCGGAACATTCAAGACTGTCGTGAATGGAATCATTGGAGGTATTAACCGAGTGATTACAATTCCATTCAATGGAATCAATGGAATCCTTGATGGGATCCGTGGAATCAGCGTAATGGGTGTGAGTCCATTTGCTTGGATTGGAAGAATCAGCACACCACAAATCCCAATGCTTGCTCAAGGGGGATTCGTCAAAGCGAACACTCCACAGCTTGCGATGATTGGTGATAACAAGCACTACGGTGAAATTGTGGCACCTGAGAACAAAATGCTTGCGATGGCTCGTGAAGCTGCTCGATTATCGAAAGATTCGAACAGTAGTGCGGAGGTAGTTGCATTACTAAGACAATTAGTCACATTAGTGGCTGGAATGGATTTGAACATCGATGGCGAATCTGTTACGAGAAAGATTTTCGATATCGCAAATGGAATCCAACAAAGAACAAATCAACCATTATTAGATTTCTAGGAGGTGCAAGATGGCAGAAATCACAGTGAATGGAGTTGCTCTTGCATCTCCTACATCAATATCACATAGCGATGAAATCATTTGGAGCTCTGGGACTGGTCGAAGTGCGAACGGTCTTATGAGTGGAGATGTCATCGCAAACAAAACAACAATTCAAATCTCTTGGGGAATTTTAACTCAAGATGAATACAACGCCATTCGAAATATCCCAAGCGGGTTCTTCAATGCGACCGTGCAAGGTAAATCGATTAGAGCATACCGAAGCACAGTCACGGGAACTTGTATGGGAACGTTCAGCGATGGCATAACATACTACAACGATGTATCAACATCGTTCATTGAGCAATAGAGGTGATGAAATGCTGGAAACAACTCAAGAGTATAGAGATGCGATTGTGTCTGATGTTCGAGTGATTCAAGCCTCATTCACGCTCAACAATCAGACTTATGATAAGTCACATCTAAAGAAAATCGAACATGATGCTTCCATCTCTGGAGGCTCATCGTTCATTCCCGGTGGCACATTCATCAATTCTCTATCGGTCGAACTGAATCAGATAGTCGAAGGAATTGAGGAGATGATGCCATCAACAGCGAGCCTCGGTGTTCAAACAATTGACGGTCAAGCGGCAATGTTGCCCCTTGGTCGTTTTTTTGTGACTGAAATCAAGCTCGACCGTAATTCAAAAATTACAAGATTAAAGCTTCAAGATGAATTCGTGAGATTGCTTGGACAGTATGAAAGCAAACTCTCGTATCCAACAGGGTCCCGAGAAGTCTTTCAAGAGATTGTGACGATGACTGGAATCCCTGTGAGTGATGCAATCAGTCTCCCAGATGTGTCCATCAAGACCAAATTGGAGAAAGCAACATTCAGAGATGCAATCATGTATCTCGCTCAATTGGATGGCACGTTCGCACGATTCAATCGTGATGGCAAGCTCGACTTCATCGATTTGAAGCCTACAACGAAACAAATCACTAGAAGCCAATATGGAGCAACTGGATTGGTACGAGACGAAATCAAGTACAAGCTCGGATCCATTGAATGTACTGTCGATAAGACCAAGATTGTATCGGGAAATCGTTCGGGGAACAAGATGGTTCTCAAGAATCCATGGATGACTCAACAATTGCTCGATAGATTGTACAACAAGTATCGAGATTTGAGCTTCTATCCATACGAATTATCATGGCGAGGCGATATCGACACCGAACCGGGTGATTGGGTCTCAGTCTATTGGGGTTCGGAGAATACACGATTCGACATCCCTGTGTTCTCGCATCACATCACATTCGATGGTGGATTGAGTTCGAAGACGAATGCAAAAGAATCGGGGCAATCTCAATCACAATACAAGTATCGTGGACCCGTCCAAGAGAAACTTGATTACATTGAGAGCCTTACGACCAAGATTGGTCGCTTGTATTTGGACGAGGCTGAACCTATCAATCCTAAAGAGGGCGACAAGTGGATGAAGCCTAGTGGCGGTTATGCCATCATGTTTGAACGTGTAGACGGTCAATGGGTTCGTAAAGTGGACACCGCTGACCTGAACAAGATTATCGAAACGATAACGACTGATGAAGTGATTGCTAAGAAGATTAGTGCTGGCTTGATTCAGTCATTAGAAATCAACGCACGACAAATCACAGCAGGCTCACTCGATTTGAATCGAATCTCAATCACGAATGGCAGCAAGCCAATCATGGAAGTTCGGGATGGCAAAATCTACTTCGATGTATCAAGTGTCGAGGACTTCAAGAAACCAATCAAAGAAGTCGAAGCAAAGCTCGAGATGAAGGCAGACAAGCTCATCACAGAAGACCAATTGAAGCATCTACAAGACCAACAATTGGTGATGATGCAAGAGATGAAGGCAAAAGCGACTCTTGAGACTGTATTGGAGTGGAAGGCTAAGTATGAAGCATTCGTAAAATCAAACGAATCAGACAGAAAGCAAGCCCAAGATGACCTTGTGGCACTCTCACAACGAATGATTGGGATTCAAAACGACTTAGGCTCTATGACAGCTATTTGGAACGCTATTGACCGCAACATGAAATTCGGGAATGAAGGGCTCTCGATTGGGAATCCTCAAGGAGATAGCTCGATTCTTGTGTCCGACAATCGAATCTCGATGATGTCTGGTGGACGAGAAGTCATGAGCATCTCTCAAGGGGTTATCCACATTGACAATGGGGTGTTCACGAAATCGATTCAAATTGGCTACTATGTCGAATCGCAATACAACGTGAATCCAAAATACAACGTAATTCGATACGTTGGTCCGTAGGAAAGGAGGTAAAAAATGGGAATTCAATACTTCGATGGGAACTGGCACACTTATATTCGATATGAAGTGAGCACACTCTCCCAAGACCGTGTGGCGAATACTACGACCGCACGGGTAAGCTTGTACATCGGGAATGACCCCGGTGGATATGAAATCCAATTTGACCCAACCTACGGGGCATACATGGGAGTGCAACTAGCAGGGCAAAACAAGTACTTAAAAATTGAACATCTCTTCATCAAGGGCTCAGAGCGTTTTCTTGGAAGTGTGGACTTCACATTCACTCACGATGAGGATGGACAAGCGACACGCAAGATTCTCTTGTGGTCGGGCTCAACGAGTGGCATCAACTATGGTGGATGGTATTTGGGCTCAATCGATACGAGCTTCACACAAACATTCGCTAAGATTCCAAGAATGTCGAAGGTCGCATCCGTATCTGGAACGAGAGAGCTCGGACAAGAGCTCACAGTCACTCTCGACAGAAAGGTCGAATCGTTTACCCATCAAGTTTGGTACAAAGTATGGGGCTCTGATTGGTACGATTTAGGGACAGGACTTGGAACGACAGTCAAATTCACACCATCGCCCGAGAATGCAAGAAAGAATGTGAACGTGGCATCGAGTACGTTTGATATTTGTGTCCGCACATTCGATGGTGACAAGCAAATCGGGATTGATGAGTATAGTGTTGGATGGTATATCGGGCTCCCTAGTGGCACACAACCAAGACTCGAGAACATTGAGCTTGTCGATAAGGCGAAAGCAACCAAAGACATCGTGGGCAAGAATACATTCGTTCAAACGTTCTCCGAGATGGTAGGAACATTCAAAGGGATGGAGGGCACTTACGGATCCACAATCAAGACATTCCATGCTGAGGTCGTTGGACAGAAGATGGCAATCACCTCGAATGGTGGCACATTCCAATTCTTCAAGAACTATGGTGATTACAATGTCGAAGCGTATGTCATCGATAGTCGAGGGCTCAAGTCCAATGTTGTGACCGTACCAATCAAGGTGCTTCAATACTTCGCTCCGATGCTTTCGTTTGAAGCGGTTCGAGGCGGTGGAGACCAACAAACGATTGTCGTCCGAAGAACAGCCAAAATCGCACCACTCATGGTCGATGGAGTTCAGAAGAATCCAATGCGTTTGAAATTCAAAGTCAAACCCGCTTATGACGGATACTTCACGGACAACAAGGGCGGAGGAGTTGATTCATTAGTCATCAACTCACTCACGAATTCAAATTCGGACTTGTTTGGGGCATTCGCTGCTGATAAGGCTTGGATTGTCGAAGGTACAATCTCGGATGCTTATGCAAGCTTCACATTCACCGCTCCAATCGTGGGACCCGAAGAGGTAGTCCAATGTAGGACTCCGAAGGGGACAGGATTCGGAAAGGTGTGGGAACGTGGGGCGCTCGATGTGGGTGGAGATATCTACTCA